TTTTCATTATCTTGTTCTTAAAATTAATGCTTTTCTACCTTTTTGATTATAAAGCTTGTTGTATATTTTTAACTTATCTATTACTGCTTGATTCTGTTCTTCTGTAATATTCAATATATCATTCCAATAAGATCCTTTAGGCTCTACTTTGTAATTGTAAACTTCATCAAGCATAAGTGAATTTTTTTTACTGTATTCATTTCCTGCTAAATCTATCTGTTCTTTAGTTCCATAGATTCTAATTGACCTTTCATTTCCAACTAAGTCATTATCCATTGTGAATAGCCTACTATTCCATTTTGAATCTGTTGTATAGCAATCTGACTTATAAAAGAAGTCTTGGCAAATTAAATTTAATGTATTGAATTCTAAATATTCTGCGTCTTGTATAGTCATATTAAAATATTAAAGAATCAATGAAACTAAATGTACCGCACATTAATAATATAAGAATAGAAAAAGCAGCCATAGTAAAGATTGAAAAAGCTATGTTTTCAATTTTCTTATTTCTTATTGCTTTTAAATTTTCCCACTTGTAATTCCCTAAAGAGTTCTTAGTAAAGAATTGCTCCTTTTCGCTTTCGTTCATAAACTGAACTACTTTGCTTTTTAAATTTGTAATCTTAAAGTTTTTCATAATATTTATTTGATTAATATGAAGCAAAGATATAAAAATATAATGTTATAAACACAATGATAAACAAAGTTATTAACAATTTAGGTGTTTACATCTAGGACGAACTTTATAGCTTGTCTAGTATATTAGTATTAAAAAGAAAAGAAAGTGCCTAAAACGGCTATAGGGTACTACTATAAAGGCATTAAAAGATTGATTGGTAGAGTTCCGTTGTTCAATACTACACTACAACCGATTGATTGCTTCTTAAAGTTCTTAGCGTATGCTGCTGCGTATGTCGTAGAATCTACACCACAACCAACCTGCATTCCAAAGACTTTAAAGCGTTTGCCTACAAACCATTGAACATAAGCAAGAGTATGAGTATGACCACAGACTGAAGACATCAGATTGTTCTTAGCTTTAGCTGCTGCCTGCCCTCCTTCTCCGTGTTCGTATAGTACGTCATCATATATAACTGATTCGCACCAATTCCAATTAGGAGTTCCTAAAACTTCATTGTAAGACCTTATCCAAGCAGCAGGAATACCACCTGACATAGCCTTACGACTAGCCATTCTATCGTGATTACCTATCATTACATCTGCATAAGGGAAAGCTTGATACCACTTAGCTATCTTCTTTATAGCAGTTTCAAGCTCTAGTCCTGAAGACATACCATCAGGGTCAGGCTCGTGATATGAGAATCCGTGAGCGTCAATAATATCTCCGATAAAGATAACTTGATTACAATTATGAACTTTGTATTGTTCTTTACACCACTCAAGGTAGCCGTCTAAACAGAAAGGTTCGTGCAGGTCGCCAATGACTAGAATGTTTCTAACCTCTGACTTCCTCATTTCCTGAATGACTGCTATCTCGTTAGGCTTTAATCTGTATCTATTATTTCTTAGCAACGTCTGCTATTCCTTGTCCAACAATAAGAACTAAGATTGCGTGGTATAACTCTTTTGCTGTATCAGCATCAACTCCTAAGTAAGTTACTATTGCAGGAATTACTACTGAACTGATTGCGTACCAAAATTTCTTTGACTTTAACATCTGTCCGATAAGGTACTTTTGAAAAAACTTTTTCATAATTATTTATTTTTGATTATTAAATTAATATTTTCACCCCCCAAATGTATTATTTCTTTGATTAATAAGTCCATAGCTAACGTAGAGTTACTAACAAAGTCCTGTTTACTTCCAAGTCCCACTAGAATGCAACCGCTTGTATCTTTAGGAAAGTTTCCTCTATGAAATAATATCCAATCCCTATCAGGAACATCTTGAACTAGCAAATGAACATAATCTCTAGTAGCTGATTCTCTTGGAAGTCTAAGTCTTACTTTGTAGTTACCTTCAGGAATACAACTAATATTTTTTAGGTTGTTAAAGTACGGTCTTTCTAAAGTATCGCAAATCCTTTCTCCATTTATAAAGAGTTCGCCTAAAGTTGATTCTTCTGAGAATGTATCTCTAATCAATAAGAGGTTTATCATTTTTTTTTATCATACTTAATGAATTTGTAGATAGTAAAAGTTATAGCTAAAACTAACGAAACAAGTGTTAAAACTTGATTAGCTTGTCCTAGACTTAACCCTATTGCTGTACTATTTGCTAGTCCTACTTGTAGACTGTCTTGTACTGCTTTCATTTGTTTTATTTTTAGGCTTCTTATCCAAATAGGATTTCAGCTTAGTTATGTTAATTGGTTTTGTCTTGTAGTGTTTCTTCATTAATCAGAAGCGTTTAAAAAGTTTCTTAAAGTAAGTCTTGTTCCTTGTTGTGTCGGTCTTTCAAGATTCATCCCATTGTAGTATGCGTTTCTATCAGGATCTACGTCTGCCCCTGTGTTCGTATTATATTCAGGAAATAAAGAGTTATTATTACATATATAATCTATTAGTCTTTCTGTATAGTATTCGGCTGTATTTCTAACTTCTTCTCGCAAATGTTGAGCTTCCTCCGTACTTAAACTATTCCCAGTTTCGCTTGTTTTGCTATATATGTTCCCGTTCTCAATCTTGAATCTTAAAAAAGGAATACAGTGGTAAAATGCCCAATTTGGCAGCATATCGCCAATATAATCATCAACTAAAGTTTTGTAAGCTGCATTTGCAACATCTCCTATTGTTCCTGCTTGAATTAATGATTTTAATTTATTGCTTAAATCTGTTCCAATCTTAGTTTCCACATAGAGCTTCTGTGCCTGACGGACATACGGAAGTAATATATTTACATCAACATTTAAGTTAATAGCCGTAGAGTCCTTTAATTTGTCTTCTGAAATGAATAGTACATAGCTCATAGTTATACATTTTTATATTTAGCGATTAACTCAGGATTTACAAATCCGTGATTAGGCATATCGTGAGGAGCTACTGATACTTCTTTTGCATTTCTAGGAAGTTTAACCCCTCTGCTTTTCGCTTCTGTTGATGTTATTATTTTATCTGAATTTTTAGGTCTTTTGCCTTCTTGTACTAGAATGATTCTGAACCATTTATGTTCACATAGTGCGCCCCCTTTCCATTTCCAAATACTATATGTATTAGCACCATATTTTCCCCATCCTCTGTTAACAGGTTTACTACCCATAGCAATAATATCTTCTTTACGATATATTTTATTTGTATTAGTCATTTTTTTACAAAATTCTCTTTCCCCTGTTAGACTTCCTGTATACCTGTAACGCACTCTATAAATATCATCTACATAATCTGTTTGTTTACTTTTTTGGTCTTGTCCTGACTTTTTGTTTGGATAAGCTGAACCTGTACTTGCAAATTCGTAATATTCAGAATGTAATTCAGATTCAAAGTCAAAGTCTTCTATTTCGTCTTCAGCTTCTTCTTCACTTAAAATTTCATATCCTTCAGGCATATCTTCTCCAAACTCCTCAATGAACTTTGAAAGCTCTGTAGCTTCTGTATGTCCTTCACAAGCCATATAGACTGTCTTGCCTTCATAATCGTGTTCGTGGTAGCCTTCGCACCCTAAAGTCTTTGCACTTGCCAAGGCTTCATCTATGGTATCAAAAACAGGCTTTCCATCAATCATTCCAACTTTAGCAAACTCCTCTTTTATTTCAACAGATTCTTCTTCATTTAAAGGTGGTAATCCTATTTCTTCCCTTATTTCGTCCTGTGTCATAACTTCCCTTACAGTCTTAGAATCAAATTGAATTGTAATTGGTTTAAGTTGCACAAACTGAACAGGCATATCCATATTGTTCACTTGGAATATCTTGTGTAACACTTTTAAGATTTGACCTTGAAACGGCATCACAACTGTATTTAAGTAAAAATTAGAAGCGTTTAAAAGCTCGTCTGCATTGCTTGAGAAACCGTTAGCACTATCCAAGCCCATTAATGTTTTGCTC